AACGACGATTGATGATGCGATCTCTGCCGCGCTCGATTCAGCCGGCTTTTAACCATCAGGAGCCTAGACAATGGCAACTCCAAACAGCTCGTTTAGTGACATCATCACGACGACCTTCCAGGGTTACTCCGGGAAGATCGCCGACAACATCACCAACCACAACGCATTGCTTCGGCAGATCGAGCGCAAGGGCAACATGATGCCGGCCACTGGCCGGACGATTGTCCAAGAGATCGACTTCGCCGAGAACGGCACGGTGATGTGGTATTCGGGGAGTGAAACCCTCGACACGTCGGTTTCCGACACCTTCACGGCCGCCGAGTTCAACTACAAGCAGCTCGCCGGTAACGTCGTGATCACCGGCTTGGAAGAAGTCCAGAACTCGGGTCGTGAGGCGATCCACAACCTGGTTCGCGCTCGCATGACCAACCTTGACCGCTCGCTGCGTAACACGGTCGCCACGGCGCTCTATGCCGACGGCACCGGCTCTGGCGGTAAGGAGTTCGGCGGTCTTCAGGAACTGGTCGCAGACACCAACACCAACACCGTTGGCGGGATCTCCGGCACGACGTATTCGTGGTGGCGGAACTACGTCTACGACTTTTCCACGCTCTCGATCACGGCCTCGGCCACCACGATCCAGACGGCCATGAATACCTCATGGCTGAACGTGATTCGTGGTTCCGACATGCCTGACATCATCGTGGCTGGGACGACGTACTTCACGCACTACTGGGACAGCCTTTTGGCCAACCAGCGGTTTACGTCGGACGCCGAAGCGGGCGCCGGGTTCACCAACCTTGTCTACAAAGGCAACGTTCCGGTGATCTTCGACGACCAGTGTGCTGCCACCCGCATGTACATGCTTAACACCGACTACCTGTTTGTCCGTCCGGCTAAGGGTCGCTGGCTGAAGCCACTGCCCGACAAGTCCTCGGTCAACCAGGACGCGATCGTCATGCCGATTGTTCTTGCGGGCAACATGACGGTCTCTAACCGCAGCCTTCAGGCCGTTATCTGCGCCTAATCTAACTAAAAGGAGACTACGGTTATGACGTTCAGAACCGATAGCCAGTACATTGCCCACCCGCCACTGACGGCGATCGATACGACCGCGAAAGTTCCGGTCGGCACGATCATTCGGGCACACGATGATGATGGCGGCGGTGCCGCAGAATTCATCTACTTGCAGGGTGTCGCCTCCACCGGAGCTGGGGACGTTGTCGAGTACACATCGTCTTTTCAGACCGGCTTGGCGTCGATCTCGGTCGGCCAAGCGGAGCCTCTGGCCGTCGCCATGGCTGCCTGCACGGCGTCCTACTATGGCTGGTATCAGATCGCTGGCCTGGCCACCGTGTCAAAAGCCTCGGCCACGTCATTCGCGGCAAATGCTGCGGTTGGCGCAACCTCGGGCGAAGCTGTGGCAGCGGCGACAGGCTTGTTCGTCCATGGCGCTCAGGTGGCAACAGCTGCCTCGGGTGCTTCGGCGGTTGTCACGGTGTCCGTGATGCTCAACCGTCCGACGGGACCGGGCGCAACCTAACATGACATGCGGCGGGGCTTCGGCCCCGCTGCTACCAAAGGGGGGGAATATGTCAGAACACGACTACATGGTTGAGATTCAAAATCCGCACGCCTCTGAACCGCTGAAAATCGCGGTAACGAGCAACGTGACTCTTGAAGAAATTAATCGCAACGTCGCGGTGAATTCGGCGAAGGATATTGACTGGTTTTCCTGCCGTAACGCCTTCACGGAGAAGGCGATCATCGTTGGTGGAGGCCCGTCGTTAAAGGATTCGATCGACATCATTCGCAGATTTGAGGATGACGCCGTAATCATAGCGGTAAACGGGGCATCTCAATATTTGTCCGCACACGATTTAGTTGTGGACTTCCAGTTCATCATGGACGCGCGCCCGCAGAACGTCGATTTGATCGACCTGGACGCCGAAAACTACATTTTTGCCTCGCAGTGCGCGCCGATCATGTTCGATATCGTGCCGCACGCCAGAACGGAGATGGTGCACCTCCATACACCCGGCATTGAGGATCAATTCCCGCCCCACAAGCGCGATGCCGGCGGCTACACGCTCATCGGTGGCATGGCCTCAGTCGGCAACAGTGCGCTGTGCCTCGCGCACGCTATGGGCTACCGTGAGCTTCATGTGTTCGGGTTCGATAGCTCGGTGGATGGCGACAAGCGGCACGCCTACCCGCAATCCATGAATGCCAACGAGCAGCTTGTCCAGAAGCGGTTCAATGACCGCATGTACTGGATGAGTTATGCCATGGCCGTGCAATACGACGGATTTTTCCTGATTGAGGAAGAGCTGAAGAAGCTCGGCACGTCCGTGATTGTCTATGGCGACGGCATCCTTCCAGCACGTTGGAGGATGAAGCATTCAACGGTTGAGCCGTCCGAAGTCGAAAAATACACGATGATGTGGGACAACCCGGATTACCGGCGGGTGTCACCGGGCGCTCAGAAGGTCCACGCCATCGCTTGTTGGTTGCCTCACAAGGCATCTGTGCTCGACATCGGATGCGGCACGGGTCGCGCCTCGGTGTACTTGGCAGAGCGGGGCTACAACCCGACGCTGATGGACTTCGCGGACAACTGCCGCGATCCAGAGGCGCTGAGTTTTCCGTTTATCCTTCACGACATCAGCCAGCCGTTCAACGTCTCATGGCGCTATGGCATCTGCTGCGACGTGATGGAGCACATCCCGCCGGAACAGGTTGAGACGGTCTTAAACAACATCGCAACGGCGTGTGCCGACGTGTTCTTTCGTATCGAGTTTGAGCCGGACTACTTCGGCCCAGCAACACTTGGACGCCCGCTCCATCTGAGCGTTCATGATGAAGTCTGGTGGTCTGAGGAGTTATCGAAATTCTGGCCCGTCGTTGACTACAAGGGCGACGGCATCTTCATCGTAAGGAGAGACTGAAATGGCAACCTGCACCGTCTACAAAGGCCCGATTGCACTTGGCTCTGGCACGGCAACCAGCGGCTCGGCAACGATTTCCAGTTACACCAGCACTGATGCTAGGTCCGAGGGACGTATGAACGTCACCGTGGCGATCACGTCTTCAACCCATACTGGCTCAACATTCCGTACCCGAGTAATCACCGACAACGGCACGTCACTGGTGCTCGCAGATGCATCACCGTTCGCAACCTAAAGGGGATAAATAATGGATCAATCAGCAATCAGTCAGCTTGAAATTCCGTCACGGCTGCGCGCCGAGTTCTACTTTGACGAAGATCACAACCGCGAGCTTTGCAAAATCTGGGTGGTCGGAAACACGTCGAACATCTTGAAGAAAGTCACGCCCGAGGTCATCGCGCAGTTTCCCCGCGAGTGGGAAGTCTACCAGAAGACCAAAGGCGAAAAGCCGGATGAAGCAATTGAAGGCACGCCACTGCGTGAAATCCCCGGCGTGTCACGCGATGCAGCGGCTGTGCTGCGTTACAAAGCAGTTCGCACCGTCGAAGAGTTTGCCGGGCTCGATGAGCAAACGGTCAGAGACTTTGGCCCTGGCTTCCTGGAGTTCTGGCGCTCGGCCAAGAACCTTCTGGCCGCTCGTGAAGCGGACGAACTCCGCGCCATGCTCGCCGAGATGCAGGCCAAGAAACGCGGCCCCGGACGCCCTCGCAAGGACGAGAGCGAGCCGGATCAGGTCGAATTCCCTGACAACGCTGCCTAAGGAGAACGCGGCATGTCGCTTCTATCGATGATCCAAGATGTCACCGACCAGGTCGGCCTGCCGCGTCCCACCGCTGTGATCGGCACGTCCGACACGCAAATCCGTCAGCTCCTCGCCCTTGCTAACCAGGAAGGCCGAGAGCTGGCGAGACGTGGCTACTGGCAGGATTTGACCAAAGAGCAGACGATTACCACAACGGCAACGGAAGAGCAGTCCAACGCGCTACCAAGCGACTTTGATCGCATGATTGAGGGATCGTTCTGGAACCGGACGCAGAGCCGCAAGGTTGCAGGCCCAATTGATCCGCAACGCTGGCAAGCGCTCAAGACCAATCTGTTCAATTCCGTCTGGGATTCGTTCCGAATACGGGGCGATGCGATCCTGTGTTATCCGACGCCGACAGCGAGCGAAACATGGGCGTTTGAATATATCTCAAAGAACTGGCTGACCAACGCAGCCGGAGATACCGAATACGCCGCCTGGCAGTCCGACGACGATGTCGGCAAACTCTGTGAAAACCTGATGGGTATGGGTGTACGGTGGCGGTTCCTCAAAGCCAAGGGCATGGACTACTCGGAAGCCTTCCGCACTTACGAGATGGATTTGCAAGCCCGCCTGTCGAACGATGGTGCGATGCGCATTCTCGATCTTGGCATGGATCAAGGCGGGTCTGCGGTGTTCGATCCCTTCACGCCGGAGGGTAGCTGGACGATATGAGCAACACGCCTCCACAGCGCACCGCGAACATGGTTCATTTCCCGAATAAGGATGAGACGGACCCCAATGCGCTTGATGAATACCTGGATGCCCTGGTGTCAGGGGGTGCCGGTTCAACTCTTGCGTATGTAGATGCGGCAGGCGGGGCAGATAATGAAATTGCAGTGTTCCAGGACGCTGATACGATCGAGGGCGATGGCAATCTGACATGGGACGGCAGCGCGCTTGGCGTTACCGGAAACATCACAGTTAGCGGAACTGTGGATGGCAAAGATGTTTCTGCACTTCCAGACGGCAGCGGCGCCGCCAATCAAGTTACGTTTTGGTCAGATAGCGACACGATCACGGGAGATAGCGGCCTCACCTACGACGGCAGCGTTCTTCAAGTGGGCTCCGGCGATAGCGGTGCTACAATCGATTCAGGCGCTGACAACTTCCAGATCAAGACCAGCGCCACAGCCGACATCGGAATGACGATCAGCGATGGTGGAACTGCAAGCCGACACACGATTGAGATGAGGGCATCCGATGATGCGTATGGGTTTTGGCTAACGGAACACGATGCGACCAATACAAATGATTATGGCGTTAGAATAGGATACAATGACGCCACTGATGAAATGTCATATGAGATAGATTTCGACAGAGGTGAAGGAGCTCATCAGTTTTTCAGTAAAACTATCAGCCCATCTGGCGGAGCATCTGCAAACAGAGACGCCGACGCTGACGATATCGAAATATTTCACGGCAAATCCATCGGCGGAATGACATTTTTTGCTGGTACAAATGGCGCGACACAAATTGGATGGGGTGATTTAACCGACGCCAATCATGGTTATATGGTCTATTCCATGAGCACTGGGCGGTTGAGTTTTGGATTAAATGCTCTTGGTTCAGTTGCAAGACTTCAGGGGGCTAATTCTGGGGCGTCTTTAAAGCTAAAAGAAATGAGCGCGGCGGCGTCTGACGACTCAACTTTTGGCCAATGGTGGGTCAAGGACGACACGCCAAATTCGCCTTGGTTCACCGACGACGCGGGGACAGACCAGAAACTCCTGACATGGGTTGAACACCCCGACAACTCAAAGGCAACCACCAGCGGCACAACGGTATCTTGGACAGGCATACCGAGCTGGGCAAAAGAGATCGTTATCACATTCATCGGCGTGAGCTTGAACGCGAGCACGCGGCTACTGCTTCAGATAGGCGACAGCGGCGGAATTGAGAACACTGGTTACATTTCGCGCGCATTCAGTAGTGCTGGAGCGTCTTCAGACACGAGCGGTTTTATCATCACGCGGTCAACGAACTTCGCTGCGGCTGACACGCTGTACGGAACGTGCCGATTGATGAAGTCTGATACAACTGGTCTGTGGAGCTATACGTCCACCACGGTAACGGGCGACACCAATCACATCTGGCATGGGGGAGGGGCGAAGACTCTCACTGCTGCGCTTGACAGGTTCCAGCTGATTGCAAGTGGTGGCGTGAATACGTTTGACGCCGGTTCTGTGGACGTGAGGTATTCGTGACCACAAAGAACAGAGAGAGTGAGGTCGTCTGGGAGCCCCAGCCGGGGCCTCAGTCTGCGTTTGTTCACTGTCCTGTTCCTGAGATCTTCTTTGGCGGCGCGAGAGGCGGTGGCAAGACGGATGCTGCCTTGGGCAAGGTTCTTATTCGCGCCCTACAATTCG